TGGTCTTAATCACTTCTTTGAGAAAGGGCTTATGTGCCATTATGTGTGGTACGATTCCCAAGACTTAAAACAACAGCAGACTATCCGCCTGGATGAGATAGCACAGGCACTTCCACAGATCGCACAAGCGATTCAGGATGGAAGCATGGATGAGGAATTATCCGCCGCGTTAAAAGACCAATTTAATGTATCCAAGTCGAAAGCGAAAGCTATGCTTCGCGAACTTCGCAAGGAGGGTACAACCACAGTTCCCGTCACCCGCCAAGTCGTAAATCGACCACGCCTCAAAGCCCTTGCCCCTGATGAGGATGTGTTTTGGCCTAACTACACAATTGATCCGCAGGAGGCACCATATGTATTTCATGTGTTACATATGACCCCCGAACAATTGCGTGCAAAAATTGCATCAGAAAGTTGGGATGAGGAGTTTGTGGAAAAAGCGATGGAGTTATCTCAGCATACGCAAAGAGATGATACCTTGTACAATGTCCGTCAAATGGACGAAGTGATCCGCGATGATGATGAGACTATTAGAATAGTGTACTGTTATCAAAGATTGCTCGATGAGGATGATATACCCGGCATCTACTGCACGATCATGCATCCCGATGTGCCTGACCTTTATGCCAAGCATGAGTTGCTAGATTATGCACATGGCAAGTATCCGTTCGTAATTACCAAGTACGAGCAAACTAGCAAAAGACTTTACTCTTCCCGCTCAATACCTGAACTCGGTGAACCGTTACAGCAGGTAATGAAGATTGAGACTGACTCGATGATTGACCGTCAGTCATTGGCAACTTTACCACCTTTGGAACATCCTCTCGGAAGGCCCCCCACAAAATGGGGACCGGGGGTCCGTGTCCCGTATCGCACACCTGGCGAGATTCGTTGGGCAGACACACCACGCTTTGATGGCGGTAATGTGGAAGTCCGCAGATACATTCAGGAGATGTTCGATAAATACTTTGGAAACTTCGCCCCAGGCGTTGACCAAGTGGAATCGCAGAATAAACAGCAGGCGGTAATTAATAAAGTATTTACGCATCTTAAATATGTGCTTGAGCAAGTATGGACGCTCTATCAGCAGTATGGTCCCGATGCTGAGTTTTTCCGCGTTACCGGTATGCAGGATGTACAGAAGTTCAGCAAAGGAAGACCCGGAGAGAGATTCGATTTTTACTTACAGTTCGATGTGGCGACACAAGATCCAAAGCAAATGCTTGAGCGCGTGAAAGCGATTGCCGAGCTTGCTCCTGCACTCGATAGATCAGGCACGCTTGATACTGAGAAACTTTTACAACTTGCAGTAGGACAGATCATGCCTGGTGCATCCGAGAAAATCATCATACCCAAAGAGACTGCATCTCAGAAAGCGGTTGATGAGGAAAGACAGACAATAGCGGAGTTAGTGGCAGGAGTACCTCCGAATGTCCGTCCACAGGATGCCCATGAAATGAAGATGCAAGTATTTCAACAATGGTTATCACAGCCTGATATTCAACAGAAGGCACAACAAGATCCGGCATTGCAGGAGCGTATTCAGAACTACATGCAACAGCGTCAGATGCAGATCACACAGAAGCAAAATGCTCAGATCGGCAGACTCGGTGCGGCTCCAACGCAATTCGGACAAACCGCTCAGACAGAAGCGGCATAGAAAGGGACATATATTATGCCAATGGTAGGTAAGAAAAAATTCGGTTACGGCACAAAGGGTAAAGCGGCGGCTAAAGCTTATGCGAAGAAGACCGGAAAGAAGATGGTCAAAAAGCGTGGCAAGCGGTAGACCAACTAAAGTAAATTCGCCAAGACGAATCCGCAAAGGCGAGCCAGGGTACGGCAAGAAGAAGTTTGTAGTCTTAGCATCTGAGGGCGGTAAGAAAAAAACCATCCGTTTCGGAGATGCTAATCTTAGTATTAAGAAAAATAACCCTGCTCGTAAAAAGAGTTATTGTGCAAGGAGTGGTGGCATCAAAGGGAAGAGTACTAAATTAAGTGCTAATTATTGGTCACGAAAAATGTGGAACTGCTAGATGCCTGCGAAGAAAAAGACGAAGTCCCGCGTGAACGAGGCGGGCAACTACACAAAGCCCACCATGCGTAAGAGGTTATTTGAGAAGATCAAGCGTGGATCAAAGGGCGGTAGAGCGGGCCAATGGTCAGCGCGCAAAGCACAAATGCTCGCAAAAGAATACAAGGCGAAAGGCGGAGGATACCGCTAATGCCACTCAGGAAGTCACAGAAGTCCCTCAAGCGATGGACAAAACAGAAGTGGCGCACCGCATCAGGTAAGAAGTCATCCGAGACAGGCGAGGTCTATGCACCCGCCAAAACAATTAAGAAGCTAAAAAGCTCAAAAGCGGGTAGAGCAAAACTTGCGGCGGCAAACAAAAAGAAGAGAGCCGCAACTAGCAAAGGTAAGCAATACGCCAAGCACGGTCTGCACAAAGGTAAGAAGAGATGAGAAGATGTCTCATTTGCAGAAGGAAATCTATTGGATCGTACTGCTCACGATGTTCTTCATCGAGCGAGATGTAATCCTGGACACTATGTTTGTAGTCCTGAATCTGATTTACGAAAACTTTAAATGAGCAAAACAAATCACGAACTCAACCATGAAGACACGATTAGAGCGCTGTCCGCTCTCAAGAACGACCCTAACTTCAGACAATATATTGCAATGCGTGAAAGTATGCGTGAAGAAACTATCCGGGCGTTGCAGACTCCGGAGATCATTGCAGACACAAACAGACACTTTTACATCACGGGAAAACTCGAAGCGATAGACGAGGAGTTGGATACATTTTACAAACTTTAGCTCATCCCAAGGAGTGACTTGCCCTCTGCGTCTAGGGGTGGCGCAGGGGGTTTTTTATTGCCATTGTCAAGACAATATACTACATTTTGCTACACTAGGCTACAGCCTTGAATAACTATGGAAACATTAACCGAAGAGGTTATCTCGGAGTCCTCTGAAAATTCCGTGAACACACAAACGCCCGTGGATGGCAATGTATCAATGGCAGAGTTTGCTGATCAATTATTGAGAAACAAACAAACCCAAGATGCGGAACCTGAAGCAAGCACCGAGGAGACGGACGAACCCGCTGAAGAAACTGCGGAGCCTACGGAAGTCGCTGAGGATACACAGTCTGCTGAAGATGTGGAAACGGAGGATGATTCATCGCCGCCCCCACAACCTTCGGAAAATGTTCTTTTACAAAAATACGGAATCGACCTGGACAACTTGTCCGAAGAGGAAAGTCGCGAACTCGCAAAATCGCTGAACGCATCTGCGGTTAAACGGTTTGGTAGACTTACCGCTCAGAAGAAAGCACTACTTGCGGAAAACGCTGAACTGCAAGCGCAAGCGGAGCAGGCACAGCAAACGCAAACTAGCGAAACTCCTGAGTTCCTCAAAGACAATGCTCTGCACAATGTTGCTGATGAGCAGGCACTCATAAAGGAAGTCGAGAATCTAAACACTCTTGTCGAGTGGGCAGAGGATGGGATGGAAAACGAGACCCAATATGACGATGACGGAAATGAGTATGTTCTAAAGGATGGTGACAAAACTTACACCAAAGCCGATTTGCGGAGAATACGATCCAATGCGAAGAAGATAATTCGCAAGGATGCCCCCGCAAGACAGGCATGGATTAAGGAGCGTCAGGCATCTGATCAGCAAGCGATCCAAACCTTCCAATTCTTAGGAGAACCGGAGAGCGATGACTACAAGTTATTCATGCAGGTGAAGGGTAACAAGATGTACAAACCATTGGTCGATCATTTACCAAACTCTAACTTCGCCCTGGCACTCATGGTGGAGGGATTGAATGCGGTAAAGGCGAGACAGGAGCAGGCGGCAAAACCGCCACCCAAACCCAAAGCACCCGTGGCATCCACGGAAGCAGGAACGGCAAGGGCAAAGACTCCTCAATCAAGCAAGCTGAAGGCTGTGGAAGCGGCGAAGAAGAAATACGAAGCTTCCGGGTCAATGGCAGACTATCAACAATATTTAAAACTTAGAAAATCTTAGGAGGAAAATAAAAATGGCTAAAGCCGCTTCTTATAACACCGCCGGGAACCGCGAGGACTTAACGGATGTCCTCACAATTTTGGAGCCCGAATCTACGCCATTCGTAAGTATGGCAAAAAAAGCCGCCGCATCAGGCACATTCTTTGAAGTACAAGTCGATGACTTGGCTGTTGCTTCATTCGATGGTGTCAATGAAGGCGAAGATGTTACTAGCTTTGACAACAAAGCCGCTAACCGCGCTCGCATTGGAAACTATGTGCAGAAGTTCCGCAGATCATACGCTGTATCCGACATACAAGAGTTGGTAGACACAGCCGGAGTTGCATCCGAGTTTGCAAATTCCGAGGCTAAAGCAGTTCGCGAAATCAAGCGCGACATGGAAGCCGCTGTATGTTCAGCACAGGATCGTCAAGCAGACTCCGGAGCAGGATCACCATACAAAACCCGTGGAATGTTTAAGTTCCTCGGTCTTGGTGGTCAACCATCCGACATACCTGCCGCTTTCCAAAATGTTGCAAACGACACAACCGGAACGCAAACCGAGACAACCTTCAATAGCGTTCTTCAGGAACTCTACGAAGCCAACGGAATGCCAGGCGGACAACTCACCTTGATCGCAGGTCCAACTCTTAAGAAAGAGATTAGCGACTTTGCCCGTCAGGAAGGCACCGCAACTGCATTATCCTTCCAAGTTACTCAGCCTGCTGAGAGCAAGAAGATCACCTTGTCTGTAAATTTCTACGAAGGTGATTTTGGTAATGTGGCGATCGTGCCAAGTACACTACTCAATAGGACTTCAGGAAGTTCCACTATCGACAAAGATGCCGGACTTCTTATCGATCCTGAGTATGTGGCAATCCACACCTTGAAAGCTGAGTCTAATTCTGAGCTTGAGAATCAAGGCGGCGGAAGACGCGGCTTCTGCGATGTTATCGCCGGACTCGCCTGCCACAGCCCGAAGGCTCACGGTTACTTTAACTAATCTTAAATTAGAGGAAAATAATTATGGGAAACGAATTAAGTAACAACGAAGCAGGACGCGGGTTTACTCACATCTACACCGCAACCTACGAGGACCTACAAACTATCGGCAATGGTGGCCAAGCCACCATCGCAACCATCCCTGCGGGTGGTGCCGTTGAAATGGTAGGAGTTTACGAATCCGAAGCGTTTGCAGGAACAACATCTCTTGTTATCGATGTAGGAACTTCATCCGGAGATCCTGATGAGTTTATCGATGCTCTTGATGTGGACGCAATGTCCGCTCCCGTCTTCAACACAGGTGATGCCTTCACAGGTAATCAATCACAACCTGTTGGCGGAACGAACAGCGCAACATCCATACTTCTCGAAGTTACGGATGCCGCAATCGCATCAGCTACCGCCGGAAAGATCGTCATTGGTCTACGCATCGTAGATCTCGGTCAATTCGCGTAAGCACGCATTTAGGAGGGGAGAGGTTCGCCAAGCGGGCCTCTCCCTAACCTACAACTAAACGACTATGCCAAACATACTTTTACCTAAGTGGAAGAGCGGAAACGGTTCACAGTTTATGAAAAACTTGGATCGTTATTTGCGTTACGAGGTAGACCTCGAAAAGCACGAAGCATCCATGCGTGAGCAAATGGCACGCAAAGAAAACGAAGCGATGGGCGTGGCAAAGACCGAAGGACTTGGTCAGTTAAAAGCCACAATCCCCGCCAGGGAATATTTCCGTTGGCATCAATCTCATCGTGGATGTTGGTCAGACAAGAGTTTCGTAAAAGAGTTCCTTCGTGATAATCCATCTTTCAAGGCAAAGTCATTAGGCAAGCAATCATTTTCAGCACCAAGCTTTAAGCCCGCATGAGACAGGTAGCGATAAGCACAATGCTCACCAACCTACAGCACTTGGTTGGGGTGGACTTGCTACTTACGACAGAGCAGAATGCGGCTATACGGAGTTTTAACCGCTTTGGCAGATTAGCATGGGAGCGCACTAGATGGCCCGATACTATCCGCCTGGAGCAGAAGACTCCTGATCTACAGGTACGGAATGTAGCTGTGGGCAATGGCGGTTCAAGTTATACCTCGGCACCAACGGTATCCTTCTCAGGAGGAGGAGGTTCATCAGCCGCCGCAACTGCAACCATCGACTCGGATGGCAAGGTAAACGGAGTTGCGGTAACTAACCAAGGTACAGGATACACATCAGCACCAACTGTGGCGTTTAGTGGTGGCGGGGGAAGCGGAGCAACCGCAACCGCGACACTTATGAATGTCCTAGAGTTTGGTAATACAATAGGCGAAGTTTTGCGTGTTACCAATAATGACCCATATGATGTGGGACATGCGGATGAGGTGGCATTTCGTGTTGAGTTTTCATCCACAGGATCTTCCGACTTCGGGCAGGTTACGCTAGTGGATCGCTCAAGCACTAAGCCTGTCTTCGTGCTATACCGCACACCATTTACAGATTACTCATCAGGGAGTTCTGACTTTCCGTATATCTTTAGCGAGTATGCGGTATACGGAGCCTACGGAGACTTCCTGAATGCAGATGGTCAGACTGACAAGGCACAGGTCGCATATCAGCAAGCAGAGGCACTCATTGTGGTTGAGCATGACAAGTTGGAGCGTCAGCAAGGCCAACAAAACTTTATACAATTCATTACCTACGGAACAACAATACAAACACCAATTTAATCATGGCTAACGAATACAGAGGATTAGGACTTAACGGCGGAAAGTATATCTCAGACACTTCTGCACACACAGGCAATTGGTTCGCAATTATGGCGACTGAGGATACCGTTATCGACAGCATTACGAGTAATGTGGAGGATCTTAGTAACATTACCGCAGGAGTGGACAATACGACACTAACCGCAAACACTGCAATCTACGGAGGCATAACCGGAATCACTCTAAGCAGTGGTGCGGTAATCGCCTATAATGTGTAATGGCACTTTCGCTCGATCTTAATGTTGGCACGCCTCGTCCATTCACAACGAGTGGCGTACCTTCGCCACCATCAGGTCCCGATGGCGTTATTCAAACTGAGGCGGAAGATTTTCTACAGGTAGAGGCCGGACAATTTTTAGCATTCGACTAGGAGATAAAACAAAATGGCAAATAAGAAGATTAGTTCACTTAATTCACTCGGCGGAACGCCCGATTCGGCGGATATTATTCCGATCACCGATGTCTCGGATACTACGGGTTCAGTGAATGGCACTACTAAAAAAGTAACTGTAGCCAACCTGGTAGCCGCCGCTCCTCCCGTAGATGGCACACAGGTTACCTCCACAGGTGAAACAGGTGCTACTAAATTTCTGCGAGAGGATGGAGATGGAACCTGCTCCTTTCAAGAGGTTTCAATTACTGATGAAAATTTGAGAGGCACGGACAACCCACATATTGGAGCATTTCCTAATCAGTCATTTTTGGTCACAGATAATCCCTTTAAGTCCGCTATGGTTGTGGCGGATGAGGCGGGTAATTTAAAACTGCTTAACAGCCTTGGAGTTAATAACATCGCTGTAGGGTTCTCGGTCGTCGAAGATTCTACAGAACCTGACATTGAAGCAGTCGGAACTCTCAGCGGAGCGACTGAAAACTACTCTGTAATCAGCGGAGACTCTGACACAAAGGGAGCCAACGGGCTTTCAATTAGACAAGGCTTTAACTTTCCCGACATTGGGGCAAATCCCGCACCAATCTTAATCTCAGGCGGTTCAATCACTTAACATAACTTAACTAATATAATATCATGGCAACAGTATACATCAAACCCGGTTCAGGGACAGGCACAGGAACACTTGCTGATCCTTATTTTTTCGATCAATTAGGCACAGCCGAAACAGGAGCAGGATCAGGGGGTAAGATTCTTTTCACGGACGGAACATATATAGCCTCTTCCGTACTTCAATTAGGAGCAAGTAATGTTACTTACGAAGCATTAAACTCAAAACAAGCTATAATTGATTTTCAAAACTCGGCATCAGCAGCTTTAAAGTTAGGACGCTCGGCTGATAGTTTTGCTGGATTCGCTTTGAAAGGTTTAGTTTTTGATAATATTGGAAGTATTACTAACGATGCAGCACTTGATGTAGAGATTGCAAGCGGTGAACTACTTACTGTTGATGAGTGTGAATTTTTAGATATGGCAAGCACATATAGGGCACTTGTTGGTTCGGGGGCTGCGTCACCTACAGGTGGAATGAATGCAACTTTTACAGGATGTATATTTACAGGTTCAACATCTACACTTGATGTACATTTTTTCCGTTACAGACAGGCCACTGCGTTACACAATTTAAGTATAATTAACTGTCTTTGTATATTTACAAATAATAACACTAACGAGTTTTTTCAAACAACTATTAACGGAAGTGTAACTGTAAAAAATACAATTCTTAAAGGAGAAGGCTCAGGCACAACTACATTAGGTACAGCTACTACTTTTACTGAATCTAATAACTGTTATTTTGGTATAGGAGAATCAGCTGATGCCGCAAATGGAATCATCGTAGACGACCCGCAATTCGTAGACTCCGCAAATGGCGATTATCGCCTCCGTCCATCCTCTCCTTGTATCAACGCTGGAACAGCAAGCTAAGTAGTCATGGCACTCAACAAGTTACACAAGAAGGACTTCACGATCGCGGTGAAGACGGGAACAGACGCGAACAAGACTAAGTTCAAGAAGGAAGCTCAACAAGGCGAGTTATACTTTGCTACTGATACTAAGAAAATCTATGTAGCCGAAACTACCGCAGGAGCATCAGACGCAACTATAGCTGAATTTGCTCCGACTTCGACGGGTAACTAATGGCAACTGAAGTCGGAGAGAATGTACAGGTCAAAGCAAACTTGGCATTCATGGCGAAAGTTATCGCCATTGTTGGCACCGCTGTATGGGGCTACTCCGTCATTTGGAATAAAATTAACGAACTCGACAATAGCCTGGGGAGAGTGCAACACGAAGGCACTCTGCTTGGCGATCTATCTGCTCGCATGATGCACTTGGAGAAATTCGCAGAGCAGGCTAAAGCGGATCTCGATCATTTGGTGGAGATGCAGGATGCTCCCATCACCTCCGACTATCAGCAGTTCGAGCGCTTAAAGTATATAGAAAAGGAATTGGACAGGCTTCGCGACAGGGTGGAGGAGTGAGATGGAGATTTCACACTACATGTTTGCGGGAGTTGGCGTTGCCATATCAATCCTCGCATTCTTCATCAAACGCAACAAGTGGGAGATCGATGATATGAAGGAGAGACTCCGCCAAATCGAGATTAGCGATGCCGGACAATCCAAGGATGTGGAGCATCTGACCAAACTCTCAGAAGACCGCAGGCGGGATATACAGAAACTATTTGAGAAACTAGATGCAAAATAATGTTCGAGCTACTTACACTATTTTTAACGGGTGGGGGTTCAGCCGCAATGGGGAGCATACTCAAGGGTGTGTTCGGAATGCTCACAGATTCGAGGCAACAGAAGTATGAGATCGAAATGGCAAGAGAGGCGCGAAACAATGAGTTCGCGATTAAGTTCCAAGAAAGCCTCAACAGCGGTGATGGCGGTGCTTTTACTCGCGCAACTCGCAGGATGCTCGCGCTCATTGGGATGGCTACAATCTCATTCGTCACATGCATCACAGCAATTTTCCCATCAGTCCCACTCCTCAGTACAACAAACATTACAGGGGAAGGGAAAACAGAAATACTTTTCGGACTCCTCAGTTTTCCGGCAGAGCAAACCAATTTGGTCGTCACAACAGGACACCTCTGCCTCTTCCAAACATCAGTCGTGTTGCCGATGATCGTGGGGTTCTACTTTACACCGGGAGGGCGTAGATAATGATTGATCGGGTCTCAGTCCTAGGAATGTCAGGCACAGCGGCCACCTTTGGACTGTCTGCATTTGACTCGGTGATCGGAATTGCAGTGGGCTTAGTGACCTTAGTCTATATGTCGTTAAAACTCTATCAGGAGTTAAAGAAGTGAGCAGATATCGATCATACGGCAAACTAGACGATCCATTCGTGGTAGAGGGTGACACCTTCTTTCTGCGGATGAATGCCCGATTGCGACCTAATCAGTTAAAACCCGGTGAGGTTGCACTGTCGAAGAATGGTCGGATGAATGACGATGGAACTTGGCAACCACGCAAAGGGATGTCTACTCTATTTGGCACTATCACAACAGGAGATGATGCGATTACTTTACCATATGTAATTCTATCCGCATCACGATCAAATGATACAGGAAGTGGTATAGTCACAGTCGTATTGGATGAAACTCCAAGTTTAGCTTTTATCGTTGGAGACAATGTAACGATCAATGGTTTAAAGTTTACAGGTGACGATCCCAACGGAACATTTCCTCTTGCTAGTGTTAATTTTAATACTCGCACAATTACTTATGCCGACTCAGGCACGAATGAAGTTTTTACAGTAGTTGGATCATCACAGACTTGGTCAACGATTAGAACAACTTACTCGAACCTGACAAAAAAATGGACTGAGTATAATATTGAGGGAAGAACTTCTGTTGCCTCGATGGGAAATGCAATCCCTACAACTCTCAATTATGTGGTCACTGCGGCTTCAAGAGCGAGTAATGTGGTGACTCTAACGCTTGAAGACACCCCAGCATCAGAGTTTGCAGTAAGTGGTACAGTCCATGTCGATGATATCGATGCATCGATCAATGGCAGTCATACAATCACAGCAATTAACACATCTGCCAAAACAGTATCCTTTGCCGATACAGGGTTAGACATTACCTTTACAGTCAAAAGTCCGAATGTCGGTCAGACATCAGTAGCATCGACCACAGAGAACTTTACCTTGGATGACGATGCAGTAAATGGCGTTTACGGAAGTGCAGTAT